AGTGTCAGCGGTATAAAGTGTACTTAAATATTCTTGTTTATATTGAGTCTGCGAACGTACAGACATCTGCTCTGCGTGGACGATAGCGTCTTTGTGGAAGAACAAGCAACCACGGACGTTAGTCTCAAGCGTAGGACAGTTGCTAGATACGTACACGTCAACGCCGTAGATGTTACCAATCAGACCAGACTTAACAGTGCGGTCATCACGGAAGTCACTAGAAACGTAACGGTCGATACCCATGACAGTCTTACGTGCAGCAGGTGGGATGATCAATACGCGATCTTCCATTGGTACGTTAGCATCATCAAGGATCTTGATGGCTTCACGGAAACCTGCATCAGTAAAGTTGTCGCCTGACGCTACAGTTGAAGCAGCAAAGTCAGCCAGACCAGCAGAAGCGTTAAAGTACAGGCTGTTGCTGTTAACCCAGTCAGCGCCAGTAGGAGCAGCTAGGTCAAGAGTTCCGTCACCGAAACCAGTACCAGCGTTCATCAGGTCAGTGTCAACCTTCAGTGCCAACTGGTAACCAGCGTCTTCAGTGTAGAACTGACGGAGGCTGTTAAGTGCTTGTACTTCTACGATGTCTTCGATGAAACGTGAGTATTCAAAGTGACGGTCGATAGCAATCTGAAGCTCTGTCTCTACGTTTGCTTGGATGTTGACAGCAGTGTCAGCAACCTTAGCAGAGGCAGCACCACGGATGGGCTTAGGTACGTGAATGGTGTCGCCTTTCTTGCCAGACATAGAAATCTTCTTGACAAGGGGTGACATCTTGAGGTTCTTCTGGTACGCAGCAATTACTTCGTCGCTCCAGATTTCTGGAATAAACGTAGCGGCAGCGGTCTTATTTACAATAGAACCCCCGCCAACTGTACCGGGATAAGTTTGAGTCGCCATGATAAATCTCCTTTAGATTAGGCTACTTAACACGACCCTCGGCATACGCTTGAAAGATCTCTTCTGACAAGGCTGAATATCGCTCTGGGTCTGTCTTCATAAGTTTAATAATGTCAGCGCGACGATATACCTTTTTCCTTGATCCTTCCCCTGTTCCTCTGGCGTTGCCTGTATTGGCAGACTTTAGCTGTTGCTTACGTGCTTGCTTCTCAACTTCTACTGTCTGTTTGGCAACACCTGCGCGTTCCTTCCAGAGAGAAAACAGTTCATCAGCAGCATCGTAATCGTATGCCTGATCTGCTTGTACAAACAATTGAGTCCTGATCTTAGAACCCTTAACCCACTCAGCAAAACCGTTGTCGTTCAAGATCTCTTGCATCTCAGGGTGTTTACTCTGAAGTTGCGAGAGCGCCGTCTGACGCTTGTTCTGGGCTGTGTAAGCCTCAGCTTCCCTAATCTTAGGATGATTCTCAATCGCCCTAGCTACAGCTTTTTCGGGATCAACAAAGAAGTCTACATCATCTTCTTCTTGCTGTTGTACAGGTGCTTGTTGGTTTGAGAGTTGTGCTTGTATGTACTCATCTACAACGCCACGGAGTTGACCTACTTCAGAGCTTTGTTTGCCCAGAAGCTTCTCAGCTTCTTGGTGCATCTTAACAATCTCTTCCATAGATTTGCCACGGTACTTCTCAGGGATGTCCTGTTGTGGCTCTTCTTGGGCTACCTCTTGAACTTCGGATGTATCCTCAGTGTCTAAAGACCCTACCTCTTCGTCGTCGTTTAGTACTTCTTCGCGCTCATCAACGAGTGTCGCTCGTGCCATTATTAAATCTCCGCCTACTGGTTATGGAGTTGTTGTCATGGGGTTAGCTTATTAAGCGTCCCGCTTGCGTCCAGCCTTCTCACGCTCTCTAACCCATTTCATGTGCGCTCCCGGAAAATCTCCCGACGCACCGTTTAGGATCGTTTGAGTTGCTGATACTATCTTTGTAGCGTTAGCGCCACAACCGCACCTACTGGCTGTAACGTCACCGCTTACGAAGTCTTCAAATACGTGACCATTATCACACTTAAAATCAAAAACCTTAAACATCTTCAGGCTCTCTATTTAAGTCTTCAAAGGCATTAGTAATTATTGTTTCTAAATTTATAACATGAGCAAGAACATTTAACTGTCCTTTACGTAAATACAAATCATCGTTATCTTTAGTTGCTTCTACTGAATTGATAACAGCAGCGTTGTTAGATAGCTCTTCGATTAGCTGTTTCCATCCATCTGTACGGAAAAGGTCGAAGTAAGTGTTGTAATACGTTTCTAATTCAGGTGTCATTGAGGCCATTAGGTTGTCTCATTAGTTACTATATACTATATATTATACCATACTTTTGATCGTTTGTCAAGAGCTTTTGGTATTTTTACCTGTTTTTCTTTTTAGCAGTCTTCGCTGCCTTTTTAAAATCACTAGCTTTAGGCGCTCCAGCAGATCCCGGTTTACGCATAGTTTCACCAGACCCTGCTTTGATACGCTTGCGTTTGGCTTGTATGTTAGCGTACAGTCCCTTTTTAGCCATCTTAGTAACCTTTGCCCTTGCCTTTTTTCTTTTTGCTAGAGCACTTACAGTTTGCACCACACCCACAAGATTTAAAGTTCATGTCTTTCTCCTTAACGATTTTTGTAATTACGTTTAGCAGCGGCTTTCATTTTTTTATCCATCTCTGCTTCTTTTTGCATCTTAGACATTTTAGCCATCTTAGCTTTATTAGGAACAGGATTCTTAGCATCCTTCATAGCTTTTTTAATAGCTGCATCGACTTGAGCTTGCGTATACATTTTTGGTTTAGGTGTGTTTGGCATATTAGATCTCCTCACCATTTAACTTTATCAGCCCAATAAGCTGCTGACATTTTGCCCTTACTGATATTTCCAGCGTGTCGAGCTTTGAATGACTTTCGTCTAGCTTTTTCTGAATCTGTAGAAGGATTTTTTCCAGCACCTGATACTCCTTGTTGTCCGAATCGAATTGTTTTAACTTTGTCGCCTTCCTTAGCAACCACTACGTGAGACTTCTTGGGGTGGTTAGGAGTCCTCTTCGGTTTGTTGTAACCGCTTACTCCTGCTCGCTCCAGTCTTGGATCCTTTTTGTTGCTCATTGAGTTTGCCCTCCAAAGCCTCCACCTTGACCTCCAAAGTTTCCAGTCGGTTGAACTGGTCTTTGAACGCTTCGTTGATCTGGCTGATTAGTTGTTGGAACTCGTTTTGAGTCATTAGCACGGGATGCTACCTCTTTCTCTTTTAGTAGTGTTTGTGCAACCTTCAAGCGACGCTCGAACTCTTTGTCGTCTTGATCGCCTTCACGAAGGTTACGGGTGATTGCTTCGATCTTTTCAATCTCAAGCTCTTGTGGTGCAAGCTGAGCTTCAACCGCGTACTTCTGTGCTCGTGCTTGCGACTCCTGCGCCTGTGCTGCCAACGCAGCCGTCTGACTTTGCTGGAACTGTAGCTGCGCCTGTTGTGCTGCCTGAGCCATTTGCTGTGCTTGGGGGTCAGGCTGTGATGCTTGCTGGAGAGAAGCAATAAGCTCTTCACGGTTAGACAGGTTCATGTTGTCGATAATGCTTTGGATTAACACAGGGTACAGTGGGCTGTCTTGTTGCATGGTCTGCAATAATTGAACAAGCTGTGTTACCTCGTACTCACGAGCGATAATGCCCAGCGTAGAGGAAGCATTGAACTTATAATCTGCAACCGGATAATTGTCAGGGTCGAACTGCATATAACGATAAGCAGCCTTCTTAACAAAAGGTAACAAGAAAGATTGCTGGAAGTTTATAAGGGTGCGTTTATGTCGCTTAATAATTGCGCCAAGAGACATAGAGATCCCAGCAGCAGTAGCTTCGCCATTGACCTGTCCAGCGATCCCCGCAGAATCGACTGCTCCAGTTGCCTGTTGCACCATTTGCTGTAACGCCGCAGCTTGTGCAAAGGTGACTTGTCCAACTTGTCCAAAGTTAAAGGGTTGCAGTACTTCACGAGGGTCTCCGTTAGTTAAGATCATTTTGCCCGGACGTATCTCTGGCTTAGCCCCTCTAGGAAGGCGTGTAGCGTCGATAGCGAGCATTGGGTGGATGGTTAGTGCTAGGGCATCAATACGTGCCCGAATCTCTGTGTCAAGCGCTTTCTGGCTGTTGTAGCCCTTCTCACAAACGCCACGTCCCCAGAAGCGACTGGGAACAACATCCCAAGGGAACGCAACTACAGGACGATCCTGCATCATGTAAGGGTTAGCTTCAGCTTTCAAAAGCGTACCGCCGTTAGCTATAACGACAACAGCCTCAACGTACATAGCGTCGCTGTCAACGTCATCTACTTCTTGCTCTAGCAGGTCACGCGGAACAAGTCCGTAGTACTTTGTTAGACGAACCTTGTCGTCAGTGTACATAGACAGGTCTTGGTCTGGCTCTAGGTTAGTGTCAGGAGCAGCAGTACCAACTAAAGTCTCACGGTAAACGCCCTGCTCTTGTAACATCTGTACGTGGTGTAGGCTTACGAACTCGTCAATAGCCACACCCATAGCGTCGTCAACAGACGTTGCGATAGGGTCGATTAGGAAGTTTTGTGGCATGATGGGCTTTAGACGCACAACTACGCGGTCTTCGATGTTAACACCCACTGCCTGTAGCTGACCATCCATAATAGGTTGGGTAGCCGGTTTCATTTCTTTTTCTTCTTCGATAATGATCTCGCCAATGCCTGTACCAAATACAGCGGCGTTGATAAGACATTCGGCTACAGCCTTACGCACCATAGTCTTTTCAAAGTCTTCAGACAGTTTGTTGCGTAGATACATGATGTCTTGACGCTCAGGATCATTCATGTCATCAGTGATGTCAAACCACTTACCACGGCCAAACGTAGCTTCTTCTAGTTCTGCAACGTTAGATTCAACGGCTTGCTGTAGGGCGGGTGAGATAATACGTGATCTTTCTGAATCACGCATCTTGTCTGCTGGATCCCAGATGCCACGCCACAGTCGGTAGTACTCATCGAACTTCTGTTCGTAGTTAGACTCGTAGTGGTCGCGCCAGTCTTCGCACTTAGACATAACCCAGTCTTCTAGGTTGCCTTCGATCATCAGTGGGTCAAGATCGTATAAATTTTCGTCAGCCATGTTAATATCCCGCTATAGCGTCAATAAGTTCTGGTTCATCAAACTCAAGGTCACCGATGCCGTAAGGAACCTGAGCTAGTTGATCTATGTATGCTAGTGAGTCAATAAGGTCGTCGTGCGTTAAAGCATCCGGGAACTGAAACAGTTGGTCAAGAAACCTAGCGTTCCATTCCCCTTTCTTGAGTGTTATAACACCATTCTCAAATCGACCTTGTAGTGCCCACATAACTCTATCGGTTTTCTTTTTGTTACCGTGGGTAAGCTCCTCAACTCGGAAGAACTTGTTGTATTTCTTCTGTAAGTCCATAAGGGGTGACATAACAGCCTGTTTCGCAATTCCCCTTTCGATGCCAACAGAGACAGGATTATAATCACGAACAGCTTGGAAGATCTTCGTGGCTGTCTCATTTAAATCCCAACGTCCATAGATAATGTTCTCAACAAACCAATCACCGTTATCACACACCTTACAAACAGATATGGCTGTTTCGTCTAGCCTAGAGTTCTTACTGCGTCTCTTTCCTACTTCCTCAAAGCCAGCCAAGTCGATAGCGATGTAGTAGTCACCTTCGTTAGTAGGCTCTTCACCGAACGTAACCCACTCTTCTTTAAACATCTCTGAGCCTTTAGACTCAAACGATGCCATGAACTCTTGACGGAAAGCGTAGGACGACATAGAGCGTTTAGCTGCGTCAATCTCCGCTTCTTTTAAAAACGGATTGTCGTAACTTGTAAAGTGCCACGAACGCCACTCTTCGTCTTCTGACAACTCCGAATACTTAAACAAGTCGTAGAAGTGGTTACGGCCCTTTGGCGTACCAATAAAGATTGCAGGGGCAGTCTTATCGGCACAAGCAGGGCGTAGAATCTCTTCCCATACTTCTGACTTAATGTCAGCGTATTCGTCCAGTACTAGGTAGTTAAGTGAAACACCACGCATAGTATCGGGTCTGTCTGCACCACGTAAACCTATCGTCTGTCCGTTTACTAACTCAATGTCGAGGTTGTTAATGTGCGCCTTTTTAATAACAGCGTGGCCGAGATCGAGAAGTACACGCCACATAATCTGTCTTGCCTGTCCTTGTGTAGGCGCGACGTAGAACGTCCAGCTTCTTGGATCGTCACTCTGAAGTGCGTTTATTAACAGACTCCAAGCAGCCAGATAGGATTTACCACAGCGACGACCAGCAGCAACAACTTTAAAGCGAGTAGTATCACCAAACACCTCCTGTTGCCACGGCGTGAACTGTACGTCTAACTCCAAGTTACGCCCCGTTGAAGTTGTTAAAGACGGCTGGCGCTTCTAACAGGTCGAATGTAATAACAAACTCCACGTCACCTGCTGATGTTGTAAACGCCTTTACCGAATCTCCCGGCTGTAGTACAAACACAGCGTCACTTAACAGGATGTAGTCTTTAGCTGACACGTTACCGCCACCTAAGATGTCTACGCGGGTGCTGTCGTGCTTGTCAACGTACAAACCAGCCCCGTTAGTAGACCCACCAAGATTAGTAACAAACAACATATTCCAATGTGCTACGTATCCGTTAGGGATAGTAACGATTGTCGATACATCTGTGGTGGTTACGTTAGCATTCTTCGTATATAGCATCAATATGTCCACATAACCGGAGGTGCGCCTCTCGTGTCTAAATGCACAAACGTATCTGCAACGCCTATGCCTGTAAAACCTAGCTTCATCGCTTCTTTTATTATTTTATATCGACTTTTGCTGTCTAGTATTTGGATGTCAGCAGCAATACCCTGTGCGTGTCTACCCGGAATCTCTTTTGCAGCCTCAATAGGGTGGCTAGGGTCGCGGTAGCCGCTGGTAATAACAAACGGAAACGCACAAACGTGCCTCAATTGGTCGAGTTTTTCAAGAAACTCAGGCTTCATCTCGTTGTTTCCAGTGTATTGGCAGTTAAACTCAGCTACTGCGAAGTACCTCACTTTTTAGTAGCTTTTTTGTTCTTACTGTTTTTTGCTTTTGGGGCTGTGATAGTAGTTTTGTT